TGCATGGGCATCCTCGCGACACACCCGACGCTCATCAGGGGCGAGAAGATCATCGTGTCCGAGGATAAAGACATGCAGTCGATCCCGGCGCTGCTCTACAACCCGGCCAAGGACAAGGCCCCACGGAAGATCGGTGCGCTCTCCGCTGCCCGCTCCCACCTGTGGCAAACCATTGTGCGCGACGCGAGTGACGGCTACCCCGGCGCGCGCGGCGTCGGCGAGAAGTCCGAGGAAGCGCAGGCCGTGCTCGTGGCGAAGTCCGTTGAGCAGGCGTGGGGTTACGTGCTCGATGCGTTCTCCCGAAGCAAGGCCAAGCCCGGAGACCTCCACTTCAAGGAACAGGCGCTCCTCATGGCCCGCCTAGCGCGCATCCTGCGCGCAAGTGACTGGCAGTTCAAGGAAAGAGGTCCGATTCTGTGGAGGCCGCCGATCACGGCGTAATTACCACTCACCCTCGGTACACCCGCAAGTCCCCCTACGGCTAACCCCGTAGGGGGATTTTTTTCGAGGAGAGAAAGTGTCCAACAACATCGACCGTCTGCCCGCGTACTCCGCTGACCTCATCGACGAACTGAACAAGTTCATCCCGCACCGCTGTATCGACGTGGGTACAACGATGGAGGAAGCGCACCGCTACGCCGGAAAGCGCGAACTCATTGACTTCCTCGTACGCCTGCGTGCGCGCGGCGACGACAACATTCTCAAGAGGTAACCCCCATGTGCAAGACCCCCAAGGTCAAGCAGCCAGTGGAGAAGCCAGTTCAATACCTGAGCAATCCTTGGCTCGACGGTCTTGCCATCGGTGGCGAGCGCGGGCGCAACAGCCTGCGCGTTGACCTCGGTTCCACCAGCGGTGACAGCAATCCGCGCCGGACGGTGCCCTATCAGCCACCGCCCCCGCACACGTTGGCGCTCTCACCCAACGCAAGCGGCGCGCGGAACAGCCTCACGACGATGGGCCTCGCCATCCCCATGCCCGGCACGCGCCTACAGCGCGCGCGCCCTCAATTCTATTAACAGGAGCATCACATGGAGCCGACCCCGCTGATGCTCAATGCTAAGGAGCGATGGACTCGTCTCGACTCCAAACGGCAGGCCGCGCTGCTACGCGCCCGCGACTGCTCGAAGCTCACGATCCCCGGACTCATCCCGCCCGAGGGTCACAATGACAATTCCCCTCTGCCGACACCGTATCAATCCCTCGGTGCGCGCGGAGTGAATAACCTAGCGAGCAAGCTCTTGCTCGCGCTGCTGCCTCCCGGCTCAAGCTGTTTCAAGCTGCAGATTGCCCCCGCCGTTCGCGCTGAACTCGTGGAGGCAAAGCAGATCACTGAAGCCGAGAAGAAACTCGCGGACATCGAGCAGACGGTGTCGAAGAAGATCGAGACCACGACCGCCCGGCCGACTCTGTTCGAGTCGCTGAAGCATTTGATCGTGGGCGGTAACGTGCTACTGCACATGCCGAAGACCGGTTTGAAGATGTTCCGGCTCGATCAGTATGCAATCAAGCGGGCGCCCAATGGTATGCCCCTTGAGTGCGTCATCAAAGAAGCCGTGGCTCCCGAGTCATTGACGACTGAAGTGCGTACAGCGTGCAACGTTGGCCTCGACCAGAAGGACACGATAGTCGACGTCTACACCGTCATTGAATGGTGCAACCACCAAGTCAATGAGTGGCAAGAGATCAACGGAGTGTTGGTCCCTGATTCGCGCGGCACGCGCCCGATGAAGAAGAGCGAGTGGATACCGCTGCGGTGGTCGGCTGTCCCCGGACAGGACTACGGTCGCGGACTCTGCGAAGAGTACCTCGGCGACCTCATGTCGCTCGAAGGCATCTACCAGTCGATGATTCAGTTCGCCGCTGCGGCTGCGAAGATTCTGTTCCTCGTGCATCCGGCGTCCTCGACCAACGTGGACGATGTACTCAAGGCGGAATCTGGCAAGGCCATCGTCGGCAACATCACCGACATCGACATTCTGCAGCTTGACAAGTACGCGGACTTCCAAGTAGTGAAGGCCGCTGCTGACGACCTCACGTTGCGCCTATCGCACGCCTTCTTGCTCCGTAGTGGCACCGTGCGTGACGCCGAGCGGGTCACCGCAGAAGAGATTCGAGACACCGCGCAGGAGATCGAGGACGTCCTCGGTGGCACCTACACGGTCCTCGCGAACGAACTGCAGTTGCCATTCGTTCGTCGCACGATTGCCGACATGCAGGCCAAAGGTGAGCTACCCGCGTTGCCCGAGAAGGTCATCGAGCCGGTCATCGTGACGGGCTTCGAGGCTCTCGGCCGCAACCACAGCGTGAATAAGATTCGCGCGTGGCTGACCGACATCAACCAGACCTTCCCCGAAGCGAAGGCCGCGATCAAGACAAACTTGATTGCGAAACGACTTGGTGTTGGTTACGGCGTCGAAGACCTCGACGAACTCATCAAGAGTGATGAGGAACTTGCTGCTGAGATGCAGCAGGCGCAGGCGTCCGCTCTCGCAGCGAAGGCCGCAGGACCGGTGCTTGGCACGGTCGCGAAGGGAATGACGAACTCATAGTCTATAGAGAGGAGGAACCCCGATGACAGTTGATGTGAAGACCGAAGTGAAACCCGTAGTGCCCGGCTCGCCCGAGCACGAAGCGGCCATGATCGCGTTGGCAGAGAAGTCGAACGTCCGCATTCGCGTGAGCGATGCAACGAGCGGCCAGTCTCAGTTCCTCGACATGGCCCCGGCCAAAGTCGAAACGACCGCCGCGATCACGCCCGAGCAGAAGCCCGTGCGCCCTGACAACGTTCCCGAGAAGTTCTGGAACGCTGAGAAGGGTGTGGTCAACACCGAAGCTCTGTTGAAGAGCTACGGCGAAGCTGAGACGGCCCTGAGCAAGGCAGCGGCGACAAAGGCCGCTGCACCTGTGGTCCCCGAGAAGACAGCCGAGCAGAAGACTGCGGAAGCTGCACTCGCGGCTGCGACCACGGACGAAGCGAAGGCGACGGCGAAGACCGCGCTCGACGCTGCGAACACGGCTGCGGCGACCGCTGCTGCTGCCGCTGCTGCCGCAAAGGCTGCAGAGGTTCCGGTCACGCCCGTGCTCGTCACTGCGATGAATGCTGCCGCAAATGACTTCGCGAAAGATGGCGCCGTCTCCGAAGAGAGCTTCGTGGCTCTTGAGAAGGCTGGCATCACGCGCGACTACGCACAGCAGTACGTCGATGGACTCAAGGCATCAGCGCAGCTCGTCGAGCTACAGGTCTACAACGAGGCCGGTGGTAAAGACGAGTTCACGAAGATGTCCCAGTGGGCATCGACCAACGTGAGCGCCGATCAGCTTGAGGCGTACAACAAGGCAGTCCTTAGCGGCAAGCTAGAGGCGACCCTTGGTGCGATCAAGACCCTGAAGCAGCTCTACACGGCTGCGCATGGGTCTGCTCCTCGTCAGCGCGTCGAACCGGACAATGGCGGCGCCCCAAAGGGCGACATGTTCCGCTCGCAGCTCGAAGTGACCACGGCGATGAACGATCCACGTTACGTGAAGGGTGACAAAGCGTTCCACGCAGAGGTCGACCGCAAGCTCGATGCTTCGATCAAGGCCGGGATCAACCTCGGCTTCTAAGACACATGATGGTTCTCTCCCGACGGAGAGACGCAAGCCGCGTAGTCGTACGCGGGCCATCTCCTTATCGAGGAGCGCGCCGATGTTCGACAGGCTTATTGACATGCTCCTCGGGTGCTTGCAGTGGTTCGTTCCCTTCGTCGTCGTTGACGAATTTGAGCGCGCCATCGTGTTGCGCTTCGGGAAGTTCCACCGCGTACTCGAACCGGGCTTTCACTGGATCATCCCGCTGGAAGCAGAGAAGGTACTTGCCGACAACGTCGTGCCCCGCACGGTGAACCTCGGCTCACAATCGCTCACCACGAAGGACGGCAAGGTCGTCGTTGTAGGTGGCGTCATCACGGCGAGCATCCGTGACATCAAGAAGGCGCTCCTCGAAGTTGAGGGCGTAGATGATGCTCTCAAAGATTCCTGCTACGGAGCCATTGGTTCCCTCGTCGCCGCCCACCCGTGGGACGCAGTACAGCAGGACACATTCAGCGAGACGCTCACCAAGGCGTGTCGCAAACAGGCATGGAGATACGGTATCGAGATCGAGCGCGTTCAATTGAGCGACCTATCGCTCGCGCGCACGTTCCGCCTGCACTCGAACTGAAGTGGTGTTCCTCCTCCACCACTTTACCGGCTTAGACCCCGGCGTCCGGGCCACGATACGGTCCACCAATTCTCTTCGTACGCACGGCCTGCGTATGAAGTTGATCGCTCATCCAGACGAACCAGCTCAGTACGAGTAGCCCGCTACGGTGGACAACTCCTTCGGACGAAGTTCGCAGTAGTCGCGGATGGCAACAGGCCACCTGTTCCACTCCTCCTCACTGTTGAGAAACCAAAATGTCAGACGCAGTTGTCTCTCGTCTTGGTCAGATCAACGCCGCTGGCGCGGTTGACGTGCTATTCCTGAAGAAGTTCAGTGGCGAAGTTCTGACGGCCTACGAGGCCAGCAAGAAGCTCAAGCCGACGGTGCGCGTTCGCACCATTGAGAGCGGCAAATCCGCTCAGTTCCCCGCGACCTA